CGAACTAGACGCCGACGAACTACTTCGCGACGAGGACGAACTAGACGCCGACGAACTGCTTCGCGACGAGGACGAGGACGAGGACGAGGACGAAGAACTACTTCTCGATGATTTTGAACTAGAGGATGATGGGCTGGACGACGACTTCGGCGACCCCGCGCTGCTCGAAAGCGCGCCAAACATTTCTTGGGGGATTTCGTGGTCTGCGGACATCACTCTGCCGGGTATGCGCTATTGATGAAACGCTCGTTTGCCACAAACTGCCTTCGCGTTCGCGACGGGAACCGAAGGCCGGCGAACCCTCGCCTTGTCCCTGTTACCCGTATCACGAGATGCAAGGTGTTTTTGGGCCTCTTTTTGTCAAACTGAATTACGACGGCGTCGCCCTCGACCGACGCGCCAACTAGCACTGGCTTGTCCGGTACACAGCCGCAAACACGAATAGAGCCTTTCTCGCAGACCTCAACAAACCTGGGATCAATCGGAATGCAGCAATACTCTTGTGAGACCGTTGCTTCGATAATGTCATCAAATCTTACCTCTGGCGACTCTTCAACGAATAGCGCTGTATAGCCCCCAGGAGTCCACGACGCGGGTACGATCGCCGTGCTTTTTTCGCTCTCGCTTGTCGGCGCAGACCCAGACCCTGAGCCAGACCCGGAACCGGGCGGAGAACCTGACTCAGACGCTGACTCAGACGCTGACTCAGACGCTGACTCAGACGCTGACTCAGACGCTGACTCAGACGCTGACTCAGACGCTGACTCAGACGCTGACTCAGACGCTGACTCAGACGAAGACCGCTTTGACGAAGGCGATGATTCGCTTGAAAAAGAAGAGGGCGAGGACGAGGACGAAGAGCAGTCGCAGTCAACGACACGCAGAATTCGCCAAAACGACTTGCTACCGTCTTCTTTCGCCTCACTTTGTCGCTCAAGGATTGCCTCCACGACCGTGCCAGCAGGCACGTCATCGTCGATATCCTCTGACCCTACGGCGAGGTTGTACGCGCGCGCGACGAACGAGACGTCGAACAGTTCGGCGTCCGTGATGCCGCTGCCTTCTGGGGCCGGCGGAACCGCTTGGAACTGAAGTCCGCAGGAGTCGCTGCGAACGATCGCGACCTCGTTTCCGGCGGCGCTTTGGCACGACGGAAGCGGCTCCTGCAAAGCGAAGAATCGCGGGCGCCTCTGCGCGGCCACGTTCTCCTCCAGAACCGCAGGCGTGCTGCGGAACCCTGACCGCACGACGCCGCCCTCCACCGTCTCGATGGCGCGGCGAGTTCGAGCGAGCAGGTCTGGTCCGAGGAGGAAGCCTTCGGCCATAGCGGTGGTCCGTCAGAACAGCCGAGGCGGGAAATTCGCTTTGAAGTCGAGTTCTTCCTGAACGCGATAGCGATGCACAAGCGGCAGCAATGACGGACTCCGCGCCGTGCCGTCGTTATTGAGCGGTATCGGCATTGCGGACGGGCGCTGAAGTTGTCCGTTGTTTTCGATGTCCGTGAAGTTTACGCAGGCCCGCATTTTGCGACCTGCGTCCACGCCGTCCGGTAGCGATATAGGCGTCGTGGCTCCTAGTACGATTTTGCCATTTTGCGATTTGAGCGGCTGCCCGAAGTCGTTTTTGTTGCCACCTGTCGTTTCGGAGCCGTTGGGTTGCGTCGGTGCGTGTGCGATTACATTGAGACCTGTCTGAGGAACAAGTACATCCCATCCTATTGTTCCCGTGAATGGAGTGCCGTCTATCCTGAAATCCTTCACGGCATTGGGCCTGTAAGAAAACTCAAATGTGTTGTCGAAGCCGCTCCACCTCGCGCCTCCGTAGGACTCAACCGTCGGAGACGACTGCGCCCCTCTGAACATGACAGTGTGCCTGTCACATCTTCCGAGCGCCATAAAGGTCACTGGCGCGTCGTTGATCTTTCCCGCATGAACCTGAAACCCTGACACATCGATGACGTCGAAGAACTTGTACGTGACGTTCGTGATCGGAACCAATTTTGAGATGCCTTCGTATAAGTCTTTCGCCGAGTTCACCGGAGGCTGAGTTTTCCCACTGTCGGCCCCTGACATCACATACCACGAGTACAACGGTGCCTCGTAGAGCGACGTCGATATGGAGTACGACGGAGGCCGGACATCAGGCGTGAACGAATTGGCATCTGAGCCGCCACCGCCGCCACCGCCGCCACCGTCGTCCGTCGGTGTCGTTCGATAATTGAACGTCGCCTGAACGACCATTCGTGAGTCGCCCTCGTACTGAGCGTTCACGGATGCGCAGTAGAGGCCCAACTCGCTTGGGTGCTGATCTCCGATGTTGATTCCGCACAGCGAGAAGAGATTGACATACTCGCCGGCGGACGCCTTTAGAATCCTAAAGACGCGGGTGGTGCTGGCGGCTACCGCACCAGCCTCGTTTGAAAACTGGTACTGAACGCCGGCGTTGATTTCTGCAACACGAGCCATGTTTGTCACCCTTCAGCGATGTCAACGCGGAGCCTAGTGCCGGCCACGCCCTTGGCCTGATATTCGGTCCCGAACGAAAGCCGCACGAGCGCCGGCTCGCTGCCTCGAAGCGTCGTGAACCCCACGAACGAGCCGCCGGCCTCAATACCGATCTGGACCGTCGCTGCAGACGACGTGGACAAGTTTCTGAGAAACGCCATGCCGACGCTCGACAGGTTCGCAGTCGAGATGGCCGTGGCGTTTGTCGTCAGGTCGTAGACGAGGCTGGAGTATCCGGCCTTCGACTGCGTCGCCGTTACCTGACTGACCTGCACCTGATTCAAGAAATTGTCTCTGTCGACCTTGAGCGACATGGAGTACGTGATGTCTGACATATGGATGTCTCCTTACGGCGCGATGAGGATTCCCTGCTCTCTTGCGATCCTGAGCAATTCCTCCAGCGCTTGAGTCTGCCGCTGGAGTTCGATGAGGTTGACGTCGCGCGCGGGGTCGTCGCCGCGGAGGAGACGGCTCAGTTCCCGGTTTCCTTCGACAGTCGTCGCGTCAGACGCCTGGAGTGCTGCCCGTGACGGCCCTTGCAGCACGGCGTTGGCGACCTCTTCGGTGAACTGAGCGCGAAGCGGAGCGACTTGGCGGATGTTGTCGGCCAACACTCGCTGCTGGGCTTCCCGCTGGCCGGCTTGGTCGATGAGGCCAAGGCCCTGCTCGGCCTGATCCGCGAATGCGAGGCGCACGGATTCTAGTTGCTGCGCCAACTGCTCTCCTGCTCGCTGGGCCGGCGTCTGAGTCAGTTGCCGCCCTTCCTCAATGCTGGCCGAGACCTGCCGAACGCGCTCCTCGATATCGCTGATAGCGCCGGCGGCGGCGTCAAACTGGCCGACGAGGTCTTGAATAGCCGCCTGGAGCCGATCCCGCTCGGTCAGCAACGCCTCGCGCTGAGCAGCGTTGAGTTCGCCGGACGCCAGTTGGGTGTTGATGTCGCGTATACGGGCAAATGGGTCGTTGACGCCAAGCGCTGCTCCGCGATCTCGAACACGGTCTTCAAGGCGTCCTCGCTCAATTTGAATGTCGCGCTCGGCCCGTCGCTGGGCATCTCGCTGTCTTTCCAACGCTCTGTCGGCCGACTCCCTGGCTGCCCTCGTTTGAGGCGTATCAAGACGAATGTTTCTTCGCCGTGCCTCGTTCGCGTCCTGCTGCGCGGACTGCACATTCGCCATCGCGGACTGTGAAGCACGATTCAAGCCATCCGAAAAAGCGCTCAGCGCAAGCGTAGCGGCCTCGATGGCGCTCACGTTGGCATTTAGTGCGTCAATTTCTTTGTTGATTTCTTGTCTGCGAGCGTCGGTCGTTCTCTGGTCGTTGTTTTCTGAAACGAGCGCTGCGCGGCGTGCCTGCAGAATGCGCAAGTCCCTGGCAAGTCTTCCCGAAGGCGCGCCGGCGTCCTGCAAATTGGAAGTTGCTCTCGCCGCTATGGCATCAAATGCTCTTTGTGGATCGACTGCTAGTTCTGCGCGCATTTCCGCGGCGCGTTCCTCAAGACGCGCGGCGTTTGCCTGTACCACGGCAACGCGGTTCCTTGCGTCTCGCTCGCGAGCCTGCGCGCCCTCGATTGCCGCGTCTCGCGCGGCTCGCTCGTCTTCCGTGCCCTGCGGAAGAGCAATCGCGTCCTTCAATTGCTGCCCTGCCGCCCGGAAGTCCGCTTCGGCCTGCGAGATTGCGCGGCTTACCTTCAGGAGTTCTCCAGAGAAAAGAACTGCATTGGGCACTCCCTGACGGATTGCCTCTTCCACGGCAGACTGCGACTGCTCTATCGCGAGGCCGAATGCTCGCACCTGTTCGACAACCTTGATTTGCGCCTCATTTTCTTCGCGCAGTCTGTCTCTCTGAAGCGACGCCAAGTCAGCGGCCAGTTGCTGCGCCTCGGCATCTAGAGACAGCCTTTCTTGCGGACCGGCCCGTCTGCTGCGTGCCGTCACGTCATCGAGCCTTCTCCTGACGGCAGCCTCCGCCTCCGCTACGTTCGCGAACTCCGGCTGCTGCTCGAGGAATCTCCTTCTCGCGTTTTGCCCGACTGCGGCCGCGGCGGCTGCGTCTGGTTCCGTTACGGTGAAGTCAAGGAGTTGAGTGCGAGCCTGCTCGCCGACGCCGCCGGCGATACGCCGACGCACAGACCCCAAGTCAGCCTGTGGCGCAGCGAACGCCGCAGCGGCGGCGGCTCGCTCGCGTGCCAGCGACTGCTCCAACTCTCTGCGCAAAATAACAGAGCGACCGACATTTGTAGTTTTTTCGAGTTCGCGGGACCTCGCAGCCTGAATCTCGCGCTCTCGGACGACGGCTGGGTCTAGCGACGACACCTGCTCCTCGAGCAGTTTCTTTTGGTCATCTCGCAGCGCCTGTATTTGCCTCCTGAATTCCTCAGCGCTGCGGGCGCCTCCAGTGAACGCGCTCAGGGTTAGGGATTGGCCGAGGTTCCTGAACGAGTCAGCAAGTCTGTCAGCAAGCGTTTTTTGGCGTTGAAGCGAGTCCGTGAGCGCTTTTGCCTTGTCGCTGGCTTCAACGCCGGCCGTGGCATACCTATACAGGCCGATTGCCACCTGACCGGCCAGGACCGCTCCGACGCCGATTGCGAGGCCCTTTGTCGCCGTAAGCCATGGAATGACGCCTGACTGCCCCAGTGTCAGGCCGAGTTGCGATATGTTGTTCCCTATAGCGCGAAGTTTGTACTCGAGCGGCCCGGTAGACGAGATTAGATCGTCGACCGCAAAGAGGCTTTGCTGAATGGCGAGGTTGAAGTTGTTGAATCCGGCAGCCCCAAAGGAGCCTGTGCTTTTTGCCAAGCGGTCGGCGGCGGCCTGAACCTGTTTTTCGTCAAAGATGCCTCCGCTTGAGGCCGCGACAAGCGTCAGCAACTCTCGGGTAATGCCCTTCACTTGCTGTGTGTTTTCGGCCAGCAACCTCGATCGCTCTTGTGTTGTCAGGTTGATGTCGTCGTCAATTTCCGACTTTCTTTGAGTCAACTTCAGGATGTCCCGCTCAGCCTGTGCGACGGCCTGCGCGACCTCGACTCGCCCCTGAATGTTGTCTTCTGAGAACTGCCCAGTGAACTGACGCGCCGTAACAATGTCGGTCGCTGCTCTGGCGAGCGCTGGGTCGAGTTTTTCAGCAGAGCCGCCGGATGCTCGAAGAAAAAGGTCAAATTGCTTTTGTGCTGCCGAGGCCCTTCTGACCTTTGACTCAAACTCGTCTAGGCTCGCTCCGAGTCGCTCGAGCCCCGACTTGTACTTGTCGAGCGCTCCAGCGGCCACTACGGGGTCTTGTCCGGCTGCCTCAAATGCGGCCTGCAGGTCCTGCGACAGAGCCAGCGCTTCTCGGCGTATACTTGCCGCTTTGTTCGTGAACTCATCGCCGAGCGGGATGGAATCTCGAGCAAGACGCTCCACCCTCGGCACAACATCCGATCGGAAGTCTTCCTGCGCGAGCCCCGCGTTACGCCTCGAGTTGACCAACGCGATGTCGCGTGTGGTCTGCATATTTGCAAGCGACGGCAGAACGGCGTTAGGCGGCGGTATGTTTCTGGCAGCCTCAATCGACGCGATTGCTTGGCTCGCCGCGCGGTTGATTGCCTCCCTGTTGCGCTCAGTCTCGGTCGTGAGCCTGTTTTTGATGGAGTCAGCGCTGGACGTGAATAGATTTTCAGAGACCTCGACCGCGGCCAGCGCATTGACGGCCGCCTTTGCCTTATCGGCCGATGTCGCTGCCCTGTTGAACTGCTCGACAATGCGCCCGACCGCAGCAATCAGCGGGTCGAATTTCGTCGTGCCGATTCCCCGTAGTTTTTCGGAGAGCGACTCGAGACGCGACGTGAGGTTTTCGGCCTCGTTGCCTGCCTCGGGATCGACGATTCCGGTAATGCGCACTGACCTCAGTTCGGTCTCGAATCGAGCGATGATTGTGCGCTGTCTCTGAACTAGGGAGTCCAACAGAGACTGAGAAGCCTGAACGGCCTGCCGGCTCCCTGTGCCATTTCCAAGGTCCAGCAGCGCCCGAGACACGCGAGCAGCCTGTCTTTCGATGAGGTCTGCGTTCTTTTGTGCGTCAATCGACAATTCATTGAACACAGACCCACGAAGCCTTGCCGGAACCTGCTCTGCTTGGTTTCTCAGGGCCAATGTGCGCTGCAGCGCCTCAAGCGCCTGCGGCTGAACAAAAGACGCGCCTGTGTTGTCGACGTCCAGGCGACGGGCAGCGTTTCCGATTGCTGCCACGGCGGACTGTTGGCGAGTAAGTCTCGCCAGAGACTCGCGCAGGGCCTCCACGCGGTCGCGCTGTTCGTCGTATGTCGTAGTGCCGTTGCGGATCGAGTTGTATACATTCTGGAAGTTGCTCTGAAGGACCTCCAGGGCAGGCAGAAGACCGGCCTGCGCTGCAGTTGACAGGCCCTCGATGCTGTCCTTGACTCTCGTGATTCCGCGGCCGAGGTCTTCGTAGGCACGGAACTGATCGCGGAGGCGGTTTGGGTCCGGAAGGCCAGCGTCCACTCCGCGTGACTGCAGGTCGCGGATTTCGTCGAGTGTTCTCGTGAAACGCTGAAGCCTTGTCAGCGACTCGTCGAGCGCTCGCGTATTGAGCCTGACCTCGATATTGCGAGCGCTTTGAGCGAATGACTGAATCTCCCGGCGCGCATCGCCTATACCTCTCGTGAAGTCGGCAACGTTGGCCGTCAGGACAGCGGAGATTCTTCCGAGATATGCCATCGCCTCATCCTTGTGGCGGCGCCATCAACTTCGCCAATTCGGCCATCATCTGCTCTTGCGTCTGCGGTTTCTTCCTTGCGGCCGGGATGAACACGTCCTCGTCAGGCACCCGCTTGTAGTTCCCGCTGGCGGCCATGATCGTCCGGCAGATTCGGGCAGTCTGGAGCCAGGAGTTGGGCAGCGGGTATATCTGGTCAAACGCAGCCCACTCGGAGAGTTCCTCGCTGTCGACGGTGTTGAGCAGTTCCTTGACGCTGCGACCGAGCGCCAGAGCCAGCCTCATGTAGAAGAGGCGCTCTGGGCGCTCGGCGAATCGTTTCCCAGCGCCTCCACGGCGGCCGGCGTGAAGGCATTGAACTCCCACGCCTCGTCGAAGAGGCGATTGAGCACCTTGCTGGACTTCTTGTTGAGTGCCTCGACCTCGTCGTTCGTGAACATCCGCTCGCCGGAGGCGTCGCAGATCGTGAGCACGAGGAAGCGGGTGCGGAACGCATCCATCTTCTTCTCGCTGTACGCCTGCTCGAACACGTCGCGGTCGGCGCCGCTGATCACGCGGATGCAGACAGCCCCGCCCCACTCCGGCACGTCGACTTCCTTGGTCTTGATGTCCTTCGCCTCGAGAATCGCCTTCTTCGACAGAACCACGGAAGTCTCCTGATCTAGGGAACGAAGTCAGTCATCCGAAACTTGAGTTGCCCATTCACAAGTTCACCAGTCCTGGCTGAGACGCTGGCGCTCTCCAGAACCACCCTGCGAGCCACGCTGTAGGCAGTGCTTGTGAACGTCAGAACGTCGTTGCGGCCAACCAGCGTCTGAGGGTCCGCCGACAGACCGATGAAATCCACGGTCACTGAGCCGCCGCGGATGTCGCCGGTCGCCGCCTGAAGCGTGTGCCCCGCTGGGTCGGTCACGCTCGTCATGTCGACGATCTCGGCCACAGGCGTCTCCACCTGCACCGAGGTGACGGTCGCCTGCACGCCGTAGAACGAGAATGTCGCGTTGTACGGGACACCGGGCATTGCTACGCCACCCGAAACGACGCGCTGCCTCGCACCAATTCACCGACCGACGCGCTGACCTGAGACGAAATGCAGGTCGCTTGGCCGGAGAACGAAATGCGACCAGAGATCGACAGTGTCCCGGTCGTGTTGACAGCCGGAATAGTGCCAGCGAGGTACTCGATATCGACCGTCGCTCGCTCGTCTTCTGTGCGGTGCGTGCGGTACACAGGCTCAAAGTCATTGACGGCGAGCCCCATGTGGCCGCCGCCGACGAACCTGCGCTCCTGCCCGTAGTTGACCTGCACGCTCGTAACGGTGAAGTTCGCACCGTTGAACGAGAAGGTCGTCCCGTGAGAAGGTACGCCCGCCATCGCTTACGCGACGCGGAACGTCGCGCTCCCAGAGATGAGGGCACCGACGGAGCCGCCGATCGAGGCGGACGCGCAGGTCGCGTTGCCGCTGAAGTTGATCGGGCCGGTAATCGCGAGCGAGCCGGACGTGCCGGCCGACAGGATGCTGGTCGAGATGTAGTCGATCGTGACCTCGCGGTCGGTCGCGAAGCCTCCGACGAACTCTCGGCGCTGGTTCGGGCCGATGCCGAGGTGGCTGCCGTCGATGAGGTCTTGGGTGTCATTGACCTGCACGCTCGTGATCGTCAGCGTCGTGCCGCCGAACGTGAACGTCAGCCCCTGTGCGGAAATGCCAGCCATTGCAACGCCTCCTTGCGCTTTGTGTGCCTGTGTCGTCTAGTCAGACGACTCCTGCCACCGGCATTGCCACAGTTGCCGCACCTCGTAGGCAGGCGGCAACTGGGCTCCGACGGTGGTCGGGTCGAGGAAGTCGTCCGTCTCGGACACCAGCCTCATATCCTCAATTGTAACCCCCGCCAGAGTCGCCTGCCGGTAGTCCAGAGCCAGCCTTACGTCGTCGGCCAGTTCACGCGCCTCGTCGTGTGTCATCGCCCACGAGGAGACCTGGATGCTCAGCATTGGCATGTAGAGCGGATGCCCGGTTATCACCGGCTCGCGGGCGATGTTGGCCCTCTTGTAGACCAAAAACGGCATCACGGCCGTGTTCGGAACGGCAATCGCATACGCCCGAAAGCCAATGCGCCTCGCCACGGGGGGGTTGGCGATGAGCGCTTGGTAGATGTGTTTTTCCGGCTGAAGGAGCATCAGAGTCTCGCCCCGACTGTTCGATTGATCGCGTCGATCAAGCCGCTACGAATGATCGACTGCGAGCGGCTGGCTTGGCTTCGGATCGAATTCTGCATCAGGCTGTACGCTGGCATGGCCCCGTATGTTTCGCCGGCCTGAAGCGTGTACACCTTTTTCCCAGGCAGAAAGTCATGCGAATATCCCTTACCGGCCCTCCTCTGCCTTGTTGGCTCCTTCCAGGACGACATGAGGAAGTAGTAGCCGCGCCCCCTCGAGGCGAACGATTCTGAGTCCTCAAGCCTAGCCGCGAGTCGCATTCGCCTGTTTATCAACTGGTGAACGTTGACATACGTTCTCCTGCCGGTTGATCTCGTCGACGGGCTCCTGCGTCCATTGCTTCCGAACTCAAAGAGCCACGCGTGATTGCCGCTCGGCCTATCCTGCGTTGCGCCTTCTCGGCCTGTCTGAACCGGCCCGACGACGGCGATGGCAACGCCAGACGCTCTGTACCGCTTGGTCTTGATTCTCGTACTGGCAGACAGATTTCCAGTTGCGTCGTGTGCGCGAAGGCCGTTTTTGTACGCTGACTGAATAGGCCGTCCAGCCTGCCTGAGAATGTCCTCGAGCGTGCGCTGCGACTCGAATACGCCCTGCAATTCCTGCAGCATGTCCCTGAGGAGATTGATGCTCCTGTCGTCGATTCGCAGTCGCACGAACGAGATCGCTGTCGCTAGGTTTGACATCACTGCACCTCGCGGGCGAGCATCTCAAGGTACGTGCGATTTCCTCGCTCCGTCACGCTCGATAGTTCCATGGTACGGCCACGCCACACGATCCGGTGGAGGTGCGTGACGTCGTCTCGGTAGCGAATGCGAACGCGGTGCGTCGCGATCACGTTCGCCTGCTGGGCTTGCAGGATGTCTCGGCTGGAAAGGCCATCCACCTGCGCCCAGACGGTCGCGACAGTCGTGCCCCACGACATCACCGACTCGCCGGAGAAACTCCTCGACTCCGTCGGAGACAGGATCGTGACTCGCTCGGTGTATTTGCCGATGTCGATCACGCGACGCTGCCCTCGCCCAGGAGCACGATGTCGTAGTTGCCGCCAATCGTCCCAGTCACCGTCACGCCTGAGACCGCCATGCCGGCCGCGGACGGGTCGACCTGCACCGCCACGGCTCCCCCGGCGACCGTCAGGCCGGCGGCCGGAAACGGCGAGCCGGCGAAGGCGATGCTCGACGCGCCGCGGTTTCGCACGTACCACGCCTTCACGGCGGTGATCGTCACCGTGACCGTCGCTCCGCCGCGGACGTCCGAGAGCGTTGCCAGCGATAGGTTCTGGGACGCCGCGGCCAGTGTGCGGTTCGCGCTCCACGCGACCTGGGCCTGATTGGCCGCCGAGCCGTCCGCCAGGGCCTGGGCATAGGACGCCGGCGTGACGCGGATGCCGCTCGACAGGCTCGACGACTCCGTCTCGTGGGCCAGGAGCGACAGCGTGACTTGTGCGGAGAATGCCATGGCTCAACTGCCCATCAGGTAGATTTCGTAGGTCTTCCCCGGCGTCCCGCCGATTCGGAGAATCGACCCGCCCACGGTCGTGCCGAAGCCGGCGGAGTTCGGGCACGAAAGCAGGAACGATCCTCCCTCGCGGATCGGGTAGCCGCGGAGCGTCAGGCTGCCCAGGTTGATCATCGGCGAGAAATTCCAACTGGTGGCGTCCTGCCCGAAGTTCGAGAACTGCGACCCGTTCCATCCGGCCGTGAGCGCGATCTGCGTGGTCGTCGACAGGTTCTTGACGCAGATGAGTTTCAGGGTCGAGATGCCGACGGTCACGAAGTTGACCTCGTCGTAGCCGATCGCCGGAAACGTCCTTCGATCGGTCCAGACTCGATCGCAGTCTCCGACGTTGACCGAGAGATCGATGGGATACGAGTCGACGGACGACGACAGACCGCTGGTGGCGAACCTGCGGGCCTGCACGGCGGCGCTGACTTGGGCGGTGAGCGTCATCGGTAGCCGGCCCAGCCGGACGCGGCGAGGACCGTCTCGAACGTGTTTGGCACCGGCAGCACCTGCGAGTAGCCAGTGACCACAGGCTGCCGCATCTCGAACCAATGGGCCACCAAGAGCGTGATGGCCTGCCGCAGCACGGGCGGCACCGCGGCGCCGTCGTTGCCGTAGCCCGCCGTCCACTGGACGACCACGCTGTTCTCGTCGCCTCGCACCGCCGGCCAGACGCCGTTGTAGAGCGGATAGATGCGGCCGGGAGTGACGTAGTTGTCGATCTGAAAGGCGTTCGCGGCGCTCGTGATCGTGTTGGAGTTGCCGGCCTCGTCGCGGTACGTGACCGTCACGGTCGCCGGCTGCATCGGCGGACGCGGCAGGATGATCTCCCAGAGCGGGAACGTGTCGTACCGAGCCTGCCAGACCTGCGTGATCATCGAGATGTCGAGGATGTCCTCGCAATACTGGCGGGCGGCCGTAATGTAGGTCTGGATCAGGGCGTTGGAGTCGTCGTCATCGACGCGGCAGTGGGCCTTCGCCTCGGAGAGCGACACCGGCTCGACGGCCGGCGGCGTCGCCTGATAGAGGCTGCGATACGGCGTGATGCCGAGCGCCGGCGGCCTCGGCTCTCCGTAGACGATCGTGACGCTCATTTCCGCGGCCTCCTAGTCTGCCGATCCACGGCTCGCTCGACCTCTGGCTGGCGGGCGGCCTCCTCGACGACCGGCGGCTGCGTGGCTGTCTTCGCCGGTTCTGGGATCGGCTCGATCATGCCGCGGGCCACGAGCAGGCGTGCCATGCCGTCGGACCAGTCGAACTCCTGGCCTTCCTTGTAGACGCCGAAGTTGCGAACGACGCGAATTCTCATGCGACGAACCCCCACGCATCCTTGGGCGCCTGCTGGCCGCCATTCCAATACTCGGTCGTGTGCTGCTGCACCTTGCCGCCCTCGACGCTCCGGCTGGGCCAAGTGATCATCAGTTCGGCATGGCCGACGCTGACGTGCGTCGCGATTCCTAGCGTGTTTCCTGCCTTCTCCCACGCCCGCCAGAACGCGATGTCCTCATCGACGTGGCCGCCGGAGAACTCGCCGTCCTCGTTGGCCCTGGCGAGGAACCACGGCTTCGGCACCTTCTTGAGGGCGTCGCATCGCAGAAACGTGCAGCCGAAGTGAGCCGTGGCGACCCGCTGGACTGGCTTCTTGAACCAGTCCTCATCCACATTCGTCTGCTGCTCAGGCGTCATGCCTGGGAGAGCGAACATGACCGCGTTCGCCTCACGCTTGGTCTGGAGCGGGGCGATCGCGTCCACGCCGGAGTGCATGAGCAGGGCGAGCAGGGCTTCGATCGACTTCGAGGTGAAGATGGTGTCGTAGTCGAAGGTGAGGATCACGTCGTGCGTATCCACGACGGTTTCCATCGACCTCTGGAGGCATTGCCCCCAGAACGCGCCGGTGTACTTGATCGGAGAAATGCGGTGCGGCGCGAGAGCCTGCGCCACGCAGAAGAAATTATCAGTGAAGCCGAGGCGAGGCGTGCTCATGAGAGCAGCGACCTTCACCTCGGCTTCCACGTTGCCGATGCGAAGTAGCATGGAGAAGTGCTCCTAGGAAGGAGCGGGCGCGCCTCCATGCGCCTTTGCCGGCCAGTCATTGGCCGTCCCGCTTGGACGGGATCAGCCCTTGACCCACTTGGTGACGTTGACGTCGGTCTGGGTCGCCGGGAACTCCTCACCACGGGAGAGGAGAGCCACGACGCTCACGACCGCGCTGACATCCGGCGTCACCGAGAGTCGCAGGTAGCGCTTCTTGGCGATGCAGTCGATGTCCATCTTCACGACGCTGGCGTCTGTCGTGCTGACGGCCGTCATCGTGAAGCCGCCGGTGCCGTCCTTCACGAGCGCCGTGACGTTCGAGTAGGACGAGTTGTCGTCCGATTCCTCGACCTTCAGGACGCTGGCGAACGCGGTGCCGGCCGAGGCCGCCTTCGAGACGAGCATCGTCACCTGATCGTAGCCGCGACGATCGACCACCACGGTGGAGGTCGCCGTCGAGCCGACGATGGCCGGGAGGGCCGTGGGATGAACGACGCGGAGGTTCTGCGAGTGGATCACTGGGGCTTTCTCCTGTTACTCGTGGGTTCAGGCGGTCTTGAGAGCCACCACCGGGCCGACCTCGCTGGCGTCGCCGAGCGAGTGATGGTTCACGTCGAACCTCATCGTTCCCTGGAGGAGCAGTTGGTCCGTGGTCGCGTAGACCTGATCGTAGAGACGGACGCTGAAGTCGCGACGACGGGCGTAGATGCTCGACAGGGCCATGTTGCCGAAGAGCACCTTCACCTTGTTGCTGTCGGCGCCCAGCGTGCTGTTCATCACATGCACGAGTGTCACGCCGTAGCCGAGGAACGTGTCGACCGTGCCGGCCGCCACGTTTTCGACGGTGTTGCCGCCGGCGGCGTACTTGAGCCGAGCGATCGACGCGGCGTAGCCGGCCGGCGAGATGTACCACCGAGCGCCAGCACGGGCGTAGATCGGCAGTTTGCCCATCGCACCGAGGAAGTCTTCGAGATCGAGGGTCTCGAAGGCGGTGTTGCCGGACGCGGCCGAGACCACCGAGGCAGTGTGGGTGCCGTCGTTGACCTTGCTCACGATACCGTTGATGCCGCCGTAGGTGCCCTGCGTCCCATCGCCGAGCCACCCACACAAATCGATTTTGTAGGCCAGCGACTGCGCGAACTCTGTGGCAACTGCGTCGGCAAGCCCCACCACGCCCTGCGAGTCCTCGACGAGTTCCGTCGACATCCGGCAGCCGACCGCCAACTTCTTGGCGACGAGCGACACGTTGCCGTAGGTCGGCTCGCTCTCGGTCACCGAGGAGCCTTCGCCGACGAAATACGCCGTGGTGCCAGTGAGCCGCTTGGGGATCACGAGCGTGTCACGGGTCATCGACACGTTCTCGCACGCCGGGGGCAGCGTCCCGTAGGACTCGACCAGTCGGATCACGCGATTGGCGAACTCGTCGGGGACCAGCGCTCCGCCGGAGGCGTTGGTGCTCTCGCCCATGGCGCGAGCCTCGACGCCATGATCCTTGCACCACCGCAGGTCATCGGCGTGCTTGAAGATGTGCGCCCGCAGCCAACGGCCGCAGCGATACGCCTGCTCGACGGCATCCGGCGTGTCGCTGAAGGCGCGGAGTTGCGTGTGGTGGGGGAGAATCGCGCGAATCTCGGTCTTCGCCTTCTCCTCCTCGGCACGCTTCTCTTCGACGGGGGTCTGGACGGGGGCTGGAGCGGCCTTCTCGATGACGGCGCGGAGTTCCTTCTCCTTCTCGTTGAGACGCTCCTCGAAGCCGATCTGCGCCGTCAGGTCGTCGGCCTGCGTGCCGAGCGTGAGGTACTCCTTGTTCTCCTCGGCGGAGCGGCCCTCGATGCGGCCGAGTTCGGCCATCCGCGCCGCGACGGCGGCTGCACGATCCTGAAGACGCTTGAGGTTCGACGCCATGGTTCGGCCTGCTCCTGTTTGAGCCGGCCAAACGCGACTATGCGGCGGCCGGCGGGTGTTCCCGCTAGCGCGCCGCGAATCGTGAATCCTCACGTCGCTCGCACTGTCCACCACGACATCCGTCGTGATGCACTTGTCTCTACTTGTAACCTAGCACACTCAGGTTGCGTCGTGCAACTTGATGCGCAGCAGCGCCGCCTGGAGGTCTGCGAGTTTCGCGGCAGCCTGCGCCATCTCGGCGTCGAACTGTGTCGTGTCAGCGCTGACAGCGACAGGCTCAGGTGCCGCCGTTGCCTCCTCTGGCTGCTCCGTCACAGTGGCCGCGACGGCCTCTTCGGCAACAGCGGCCTCCGACCTCTCGGACTCTCGTTCCATCTGAGCGACCTTTCGTGCTGACCACGCCTTGCCGGCATCCCCAGACCACAGGAGCCACGCCACAAATCCTGGCTTTTCAGCACCCGGCGTATCCCAGCCGGGTGACTTGCTCGCCGACTCGTGACGAGCGAACCACGCATTCATCTCGCGGACGTGGTCCGCGGTGAGTTCCTCGCGACGGGCGATCTTGTTGGCCCTGGCGACCGTCTCCGGCTTGAGGCCGTCGCCGCTCTTGCCCTCCTCGTGGAGCCGGAGGCCGCGGCGCGCCGCACTCGCCATGCCAGCGGACGGCCGGAGGCTGACGGCTCGCTCCTCGTCATCCGACTCCATCTCGTCATCGCCCTCTGGCATCGGCTCATCGGCCTTCGTCAGCATCGAGACAGCGACGGCGACCATGTAGTCCTCCGGCTCGCCGTCGTCATACGGCGTCACGACAGCAAGCGGAGCGTCCTCGGTGGCCGTCATACCCTGAATCGACCCTGTCAGCATGATGTGCTCGACGCGGCCGACCTTGCCGGCCCACATGACGAAGTCGCCTTCGCTGAGTTCTCCAGGCTCGGCTCGGCCCTCCAAAGCCTCAATTTTCGTCAGCGTGCTGAACTTGTGGCCGACCATGCGGTCTGTCTCGGCCCAGCCATCTGCCCCTCGTCGGTACACGCGGATCAGGGCGGCCGGATCGTCGGCTTCGCCGGAAACCGAGAACGAAGAATCAGGCACGTCGATGGTGCCGTCGCGGACGACACGCTCGATCTTTCCGCGGGCACGGCCGCCGCTGGAGTTCCACGACACAAAGTCTCCGACACGAAGTTCGTTCGGGGCCGCGCGGTTCGCGATTTCTACGGGCTGCGGTTCAGCCGCCCGCTTCGCCACCCACGCTTCGCCGCTGTCGCCGCCGGCCAGCATCCACTCGACCCACGCTTGCGTGTGCTTCCACCCGATCGATCGCACGTCGTGGCACTTTCGGTGCGTCTCGGCGAGGAACTCGACCTCCTCGACCGACAAGACCGACCGTTCGGCGATCCTCTCGGCCACCGCGAGCAGCCGCTGGTCGACGCCGGCTACCTTGCTGCTGCGAAGGACACGCCGAGCGGCGTTCGCCATCGTCTGATTCGGCCTGAAGGCGTCGCCAAGGGCGAGTTCGATGGCTCGGCGGCTCACGACGACGCTGGAAGCGCCGTAGGCTGGCCGAACGACTGGCCCGACGTCGTCGAGGAGGCTGATCGATCGGATTTCACGCCTTCTGACGCCGTTGGCGTCGGTGCTCCACGAGTCTCCGCCGCTCCGCGACACCGCAAAGGCGAAACTGGAGCCTGTGACGTAGCCCTCGGACACCAGGGCGACGACTTCCTCGGCGGTTTTCGTCTTCGGCGGCGTCATTTCGTACCGCAGGCCGTAGGGGTCGGCCTTGAGACGCAAACTTCCGTTGCTGGACCGCGCCAGAAGCATATTTTTGTCGTGGTTGAACACACCGACGACGTCGGGGTTCGTCTTCAAGACGTCGTCGAAGGCTCTGGGGTGGATGGTCTCGATGAAACCGCCGAGGTCGTGGCTCGGAGACTGGAAAACGGCCGCGTAGCCGACGATGACGGGCCGCTTTTCGCCGCCGTCCATCTCGCGGTACTCGACTTTCGTGTCTTCCGCCGTGATCCGGCGTTCCATTTCGGCGTCAGCCATCGCTTTCCTCCTCGAAATGCGCCTCGAACCACCGTTCGGTGGCCGTTTCGTAGGGTTTTCCGCTCCTGTGGCACTCCAACAGCAGGTCTTTCGACCTCATCAGCCACGTAGCCACGAACGAATCAATGTCTCGGTGAGCAGCCTTTGCTGCGTCGCACAGTTCGGCACGCAGTCTTTCCTCAACTTGGCCGAACCATTGCGTGATTTTCTCCGGCTTCGACCGCCGCGAGAGGATTCCTTCTGCTTCGACGGCAGCGATACGTCGCAGTGCAGTGCGAAAGACGACTTCGGCGGGGTCGAGGTCGCGGTTTTCGGCGTCTCCGGCGTCCTCGCCGGCCTCATTTCCCGCTCCTTCTTCCGGTTCTTGAGGCTGCTCCTCGGCCGGGAGGCTTTCGGGCGTCGCTGCTTGTTGCTGGCCTGTCGGATTCTCAATCGTGAAGGCTTCCAAGAGTTGCATATTGACCTGCACAAACCGCTTTTTGCCCAATCCGTCGGGCAGCGGGTTGTATCCGATCTCCGCGCGGTACTCGTCCACGTCGATGGCGCCGTTATTGAACGCCTCGCGGAGGTACGTCGAGCGTGCGGCGTAGTCGCCGGCCATGAACGAGTTCATGTCGAAGCCGACGAAGTAGTTCCTGTCGTCGGTCACGAGGTCTCGGCGACACGCCAACTCCCACCGCCGGCACCACGGCATGAGGCTGAAGGTCTTGTAGTCGATCGCCGCCTGCTCGACCGTGCTATGCCTGACGTTGGACAGGTCGCCGACCATGTGGGCCGGCACGCGGTAGCATCGAGCCACCTCCTGCAACTGGAAGAGGCGTGTCTCGACCAGGGCGTTGTCGCGGTTGTTGACCGGATCGTTCTTCTTCTTGAATCCGAACGGCATGACCACGGTTTTGTAGTGGTTGGCTGGGCCGCGATGGGCCTCGTCCCACTGCTGGCGGAACCGCTGGAGAGCCTCCGGCTTGTGGGGCTGATCGAGTTCGATGTAGGTGCCGGCAATAGCGCCGTTGCCAAAGAACGCCGAGGAGTGCAGTTCGGTGGCGCGGGCGAGGCCGATCGCCTCCCTGGAGAGCGTCGTCGGCACGTAGCCTCGAACACCGTCTGAACTGAGCCAGCGAAGGTGAAAAATCTCTTCCTGCCGGTACTCTTCAGGCTCTGGGTTCGGGTCGGCGATCGTGCTCGGCGAGCGGTAGTAGTAGCGGAGTTTGCCGTTTTCGAGCCGCTTTACCTCCATCCGCGATGGATGCAGCGGGATCAGTTCGTCTACGGCTCCGCGGCGGATGCTGCCCTTGATGTGGGCGTAGGCATTCCCCCACAGAAGCAACCACGACTGCATGAGTTCCTTGAACTCAAAACTCGTCATCCATGAGTTGGGCTGGTAGGCCAGAATCTCGTGGAGCGGCTGGTCGTCGGCGATTTCCTTGCCGCCGGCCGGCAGTCGCCGGTACAGGTTCGTCGGCATCGCCGCGATCGACTCCGACAGGAGCCGGACGCAGGCGAGGACGGCGGAGCACTGCAGCGCCGTCTCCGGCGAGACCGAGACGCCGGCGACGGAGTTGCGGTCCTCCATCAACTCCTCGAAGACCCGCGACAGGGACGCGGATCGGAGTTCAGCCATGCCGGTGTAGGGAATTTCGTCCGCCATTAGAAGACCAGCAGTTGCGGCTCCTCGTCAGGCCCGCGGGCCTCGCCGGCCGAGATGCCCAAGGCCATGATGAGCGCGACGGCGGCGTCGATGCGGGCGGTGCTTTTGGACTGGCTTTTCGTGGGCTTGATGTTCCCGGCGTCGTCTGTTTTCACCTGAAGGTTCGACATCTGAAGAACGAGCGCCGGGTTTCCGCCGTGCCTTATCCGCCTGCCAAGAACAAGCGCCTCGAGCAGTTTCGTGGCGTGGCTCATCGAGGCGTAGCCTTGCCCGTATGGCTTGACGTCTATGCCCTCCGACATCAATTGCGTCGTTATGTGCACTGCGTTCCATCGATCGATGGCTACGCCGCGAACTGCGTTTCTCTCGCAAAACGCGAGCACGTAGTTCCTGACCACGTCGTAATCCACGACATTTCCATCACTGATTGTACAGAAACCATCCTTGGCCCATTGGCGATACGGAGCCTCGTCGCGATCGGCGTTCTCTTCCGGAATGAAAATGTGGGCAAAGGCGTCGAAGGTCCCGTCAGGGACTCCGTCGTCGTCCGTTCCAGGCCACACGGCGGCAAAAGCGGTCGTATCGCTGGTGCTAGACAGGTCGAGGCCGCAGTAGCACGGCCGGCTGTCGGCCGGACGGAGAGGCTCGTTGCACGCCTCAAAAAGCCCGGTGCGAAAGAAACGATTCGCTCCGTTGCTGACCCATTGGTTCAGGTAGAGCGTCCTGAATTTGATCTCTTGGGCCACGCTCTCTCTGGCGAGGGCGGCTTCTCGCTCCATGAACTCCTTCCTGACGGTGATCCCGTAGTTCGGCTGGGCTTTCCGCCACGTCGCCTCCGAGAACGGGTCGTCGTCGGGGTCGGCCGCGTAGATGCACGGCAGGAACGTCGGGTCGTCGAGCAGACCTTCCTGAATCTTCAGCGCCCGCTGCCACTCGTCGTAGCAGGGGCCGACGCGGTCCATGCCGGCCGTCGTGATGTAGATGACAAGCGGCTCGTCTCTGGCGCCCATGCCGGACTCTAGGACATCGATCAAGTCCCGGTTCTTTTGGACATGGAGTTCGTCGATGATCACGACCGATGGGTTGAAGCCGTGTTTGCCTTTGTGCTCACTGGAGAGAAACTGGATCGTCGACTTGTTGTGAGGCATGACGATCGACTGCTTGTATATCTTGCACCGCTTGAGCAAGCCGGGGCATGACTCGATGTACCTGGAGCACGCCGTGAACAGGAGGCTGGCCTGCTTGCGGTCGCCGGCCGCAATGAGAATCTGGCCGCCCTCGGCCCCGAAGAAGCCTTCGTATGCGCCGATCACGGCGCTCAAGGCGGTCTTTCCCTGCTTTCTCGGCAGAGCCAGCATGGATCGCTGGTACTGCCTGCGGCCGTCTTCGCGCTTCGTATTGAAGAGCCTGTCCAAGTAATCGTCTTGCCAAGGCTCCGGCACGAAAGGCTGGCCCGAGAACGGCGCCTCGGTGTGCTTTAGAAGCCGAGCGAAGTCGCGTATGTCAACCCGACGCGGCATTATCGAACAGCGCATCCACGGGGTCGGCGACAACCTTGACGGCGCCGTACCCAAGGCGGGTTCGATCTGCCGGCGTTAGCCCCAGAACCGTTTCAAGGTGTCTGAGTTGCTCGCCAGATTCCTTGGCTTGCGTTGCCATAGCGGACGCTCGAGAGAACCGAATTTCGCCGCTGGCATTCAATACTTCGACGTGCGTTGCGTCAACATTCTGCAGTTGCCGCGCTGCGTACTCCCACTGGCAGTACACCACGCAGTATCTGGTCACGACATGTTCGTCCGTCTCGGCGAGGGTGCCCATTTTGGTCAACCAGTCGACGAGCCTGAGGAAAATTTCTTGCCCTCGAGGCTTGAGCCACGCTGGCGGGCGCATTGGCTCAGACGGCTTTATGCCGAGTTCCTCCCTGTCGTTGGCTCTTTTTGAGCCAACGATCTGGAGGACGTGCTTCGGCTTCGGCGGCCTTCCCTTCATGTCGTACAGAATACAAGTCAAGGGATTGCTGGTGCAAAGGAGTGCGTTGACTGGGTCGCTTCCGCTGGATATCGTTGTCTCCCAAAGCCGCATTTCGCGTGCGATTTCGATGCGTTCGGCAGCCATGACTAAGCGGCCATTCATAGTCGGCCTGCAAACGGTCCATTTTCGGGCCCGTGCCTGACCCCGTGGCGTGCGGTCTGCCGCCGAGGACCCCCCCAGCGGCGGCCCCCCCTTCGGGGGGTCCATGCTTTTGGGGGGGATCGGCGGCCTCGAGGGGCGGCGCCCTGGTCGACGTCGGCGGGCTCGAGCACGGCGCCCAGGTCGACGCCGGCGGGCTCGAGGGCCGGCGCCCTGGTCGACGCCGGCGGGCTCGAGGGGCGGCGCCCTGGTCGACGTCGGCGGGCTCGAGGGGCGGCGCCCTGGTCGACGTCGGCGGGCTCGAGGGGCGGCGCCCTGGTCGACGCCGGCGGGCTCGAGGGCCGGCGCCCTGGTCGACGTCGGCGGGCTCGAGGGCCGGCGCCCAGGTCGACGCCGGCGGGCTCGAGGGCCGGCGCCCTGGTCGACGTCGGCGGGCTCGAGGGCCGGCGCCCTGGTCGACGTCGGCGGGCTCGAGGGCCGGCGCCCTGGTCGACGCCGGCGGGCTCGAGGGCCGGCGCCCTGGTCGACGTCGGCGGGCTCGATTGCAAAATACCAAGTGTCTCACACAACATACGGGAACGTGCGGCCGGTCCACCACAAGATATAGCCCAACTTGACACGACGCCACGTCATGACCGATAGTCCTCGTGCCGGAACGACGCTCGACGCCGACAGCCGCACAAGCGGCGGGCGATCGACGCGACCGGCGAGGAGGTTGTGGTCATGGCGCAGATCGAAACGTGGACGGTCATCGATGCGGTGCTCGCGGTGGACGGTCCACACGCTCTTCTCTACGGTCCGCCGGGGACCGGAAAGAGTTTCGCGGGGCAGCGGTCCGGGGACGTGTCGCGTGGCGTCTATAACGTGACGATCACGCCCGACACGCCAGCCGCGGAACTGCGCGGTCACTACGTGCCGCGCGGCGGAGAGTTTCAGTGGCAGGATGGCCCGATGGTCCGCGCGATGCGGGAGGGTGCGCGGCTCGTGCTCAACGAAATCGATCACGCCGGCGGCGACGTGTTGTCGCTGTCGCTGGCGTGCCTCGATTCGCGGGAATCGTGCGCCGTCACGCTCCCGACAGGCGAGACGGTTCGGCCTGCGGCAGGCTTCCGCGTGGTCGCAACCATGAACGGGAAGCCCGACGACCTGCTCCCGGCGCTGCGCGATCGGTTCGGCGTCGCGCTCGAGGTTGACGCGCCGCATCCGGCAGCGTTCGACGCGCTGCCGGATGACCTGCAGCCGGCGGCGCGCGGTTCGAGCGTGGCGACCGGGGACGACCGCGTGTCGCTCCGCTCGTGGCTCGCGTTCGCGGAGTTGCGGCGCGCGGTCGGTCCGGAGATTGCCGCGCAGAGCGTGTTCGGCGCATCGTGGCGCGCGGTGCTCGATTCGCTCGCGGTCGCGGCGCCGGCGCACGCCGGCCGGCGGTCGCGCTGACGCGCTGACGATCCGCCGCACCCCCCCGCGCGCCCGCGGCGCGGGGGGCGACGGCGCATCGTGGCGCGTGCCGCGGCGCGGTTCTAGTTCGGTGACACGACGAGGAGGGTGGAGTATGTTTTCCCAGACTGGGCAGGATCGACCGATCCCGGCGGCAATCGACGGGCGACCGTGGACGGTCCACCGGATCGACGCCGGCGGCGGAACGGACGTGAAGCGCGCCGTGATGCAAGTCGAGACGTCCGACACGCCGACGGCGCGATTGATTCGAATTCACGAACTGGCGCACGCTCGCGCGACGCCGCGCGTGAGCCCGGACGACGAGGCTCGCAAGGCCGGCGTGTCGCTCGAAGCGCTGCAGTGGTCGGAAGACGCGAGGATCGGCGCGTTCGGCGCTGCGCACGCTCTGTGGCCGGAAGACGCGATGGTCGACGCGGACTGCGACCGACTCGTGTCGGCGCGGAAGAGCGATGAACGCGCGCTCGCCGGCGCTCTGCTCGCGTGTTCGGACATGCCGGAGCCGATCGTGGACCGACTGTGTGCCGCGATGGAGCGGGCAGGGGTTCCGCGATCGTGGATCGGCGCCGCCCGCGACACGGTTTCCGACATGGTCGAGGCGGCATGGTGCGGCGCTGCGCCGCGCCGCGGTCGCGCGGGGCGCGGCGGGGGCCGTCGCCGGATGGTCGCGCAATCGATCGAGAGGTACGCGGGGGAGCACGACGGATTCCGGCGCTTCACCCTGCCGCTCGCGCGGCTGTTCGACGCTGCGTTCCCGCCGGGGGGCGGCGCGCCGCGCGGCGGAAGGACACTCCCGCCGGAGGCGCTCCGCCGAATCCGCTCGTGGCCGAAACTGCTCGACATCCGCGAGCCCGCGCGGACCGAAACGGTTCGGCGCCGGCGGGCTCCGGCGCGCCGCTGGTCGGACTGCGGCGCGGTGCCGCTGGGTTGGCACAGACTGCCGTCGGACGGGACCGTTTTCGGGACGCGCCGCCGCGCTCGAGGCGGGACGATTCTGTGCGACGCGAGCGGGTCGATGGAGTATTCCGACGACGACCTCCGGCGCATCATGACGATCGCGCCGGCCGCGACGGTGGCTTTCTATTCCGGCTCGGCGGATGGCGGGCATCTAGTGGTGGCGGTCCGCGACGGTCGCGCCGCGAGCCTGCGGAGCGTGCGCGACGGGCTGGCGGGGTTGGGCGGCAACTGCGTCGACCTCCCGGCGCTTCAGTGGCTCGCGCGACAGCCGGCGCCGCGCTTCTGGGTGACCGATGAGGAGGTTGGGTGCTCATCGACTGTCGGTTTCGGGCGGGGCTCGCTCTCGTGGCAGGAATGCCGCACGGCGGCGACCGCGGCCGGGGTCACGATCGTCGAGACGATCGACCGGATTCGGTGACGACGCGGGGACGTTGACCGACACGCCGGCCGGCGCTCGAGAGGGCGCCGGCCGGTTTCGTGCGCGGACCGCGCTCGCCCTGGTCGACGTCGGCGGCCTCGAGGGCCGGCGCCCCAGGTCGACGCCGGCGGCCTCGAGGGCCGGCGCCCCAGGTCGACGCCGGCGGCCTCGAGGGCCGGCGCCCTGGTCGACGTCGGCGGGCTCGAGGGCCGGCGCCCTGGTCGACGTCGGCGGGCTCGAGGGCCGGCGCCCTGGTCGACGTCGGCGGGCTCGAGGGCCGGCGCCCTGGTCGACGCCGGCG